TCCATGAAAGACATGTCCGACAGATACCGCAAAAAAGAATCTTAAAAACCCCTTTACAAATCTCATAGATACCTCTATAATAGAGTTATGATTAAAAACATTATGAGAGGTGTATAATTATGAGTTTTTTGAAAGACTTAATCAAATCAACAGGCAATGAGTACGCAGGTATTGTTGCTGACGGAGTTCAAGCAGGAGATGTAGACTCGTTTGTAGATACAGGCAGTTATATATTCAATGCACTCCTTTCCGGTTCACTACATGGTGGACTTCCCAAAAACAAAATTACTGCAATTGCAGGCGAATCAGCAACAGGAAAAACTTTCTTTGCACTAGGAATGGTTAAACAATTCCTTTCAGATAATCCAGACGCTGCAGTAATCTACTTTGAATCTGAATCTGCAATCACAAAAGAAATGATTGAAGAAAGAGGTATAGATTCAAAGAGAATCGTTATTGTACCAGTTGTGACTGTTCAACAGTTCAGAACTCAATCAATAAGTATCTTAGACAAATATTTAGAAACAGATGAGTCAGAACGACCACCTATGATGTTTGTATTAGATTCACTTGGTATGTTATCAACTACTAAAGAAATCGAAGATACCGCAGAGGGCAAAGAGACTAAAGATATGACTCGTGCCCAAATTGTAAAAGGTGCATTCAGAGTGTTAACTTTAAAACTCGGTAGAGCAAAAGTTCCTATGATTGTCACTAACCATACTTACGATGTAATTGGTTCTATGTTCCCACAAAAAGAAATGGGTGGTGGTAGTGGTCTTAAATACGCTGCATCATCAATTATCTATCTCTCTAAGAGAAAAGAGAAAGACGGAACAGATATTATCGGTAATATTATTCACTGTAAGAATGCAAAGTCCAGACTTACTGTTGAGAACAAAGTTGTTGATGTGAGATTATCATACGACACTGGTCTTGATAGGTATTATGGTCTACTAGACCTTGCACTCAAACATGGTGTCTTTGAGAAATCATCAACAAGAGTGAAACTACCGAATGGCAAAACCGAATTTGGTAAAACCATTAACAATAATCCTGAAAAATACTTCACTGAAGAAGTTATGGAATCATTAGAACAAGCAGTTAATACAGAGTTTAAATATGGAAGCAATAGCGAGATTAGAACAGACAATCCTGAAGAATCTGATTCAGAATGAACCCTTTACTAGGAAGGTTTTACCTTTCCTAAAATCAGAGTATTTCACCGAGAGTGACGAGAAGGTAGTATTCAAAGAGATACAAGAATATTTCTTAAAGTATACTAAACCACCTACTACGGAAGCACTTCTCATAAACTTAGATAACAATACTTCTCTTAACGAGAACGAATTGAAAATGTCTAAAACCGTAATCAGTCAATTTGACAAAGAGACAACTCCAATGGATTGGCTCGTTGAAGAGACTGAAAAGTGGTGCAAAGATAGAGCAATCTATATTGCAGTCATGGATTCTATTGAGGTTATCGATAAGAAATCTCAAAGGTCAACTGGTGAAATACCTGAACTTTTAAAAGATGCATTGTCTGTATCATTTGACCAACATATTGGTCATGACCAGATTGAAGATGCAGATGCAAGATTTGAATTCTATCACACGGAAGAAGAGAAGATTCCGTTTGACTTAGAATACTTCAACAAGATTACTAAAGGTGGTCTTCCAAACAAAACACTTAATATCTGCCTTGCAGGAACAGGTGTTGGTAAGTCCTTATTCATGTGTCATATGGCATCTGCTGGTTTGATGATGAACAAGAACATACTATACATTACCCTTGAAATGTCAGAAGAAAGAATTGCAGAGAGAATAGATGCAAATGTATTGAATGTTCCTATGAAAGACTTACCTGATTTATCCAAGAAAATGTATGATAAAAAGATTGATAAGATTCGTGCAAAAACAAAAGGCAGACTTATCATTAAAGAATATCCTACTGCATCGGCACATGTCGGTCATTTTAGACATCTATTACAAGAACTAGAAATCAAAAAAGATTTCAAACCTGATATGATATTCATTGACTATCTAAACATTTGTTCCTCACATAGAATTAGACCAGGTTCAGGTGCAAACTCATACACATTAGTGAAGAGTATTGCAGAAGAACTTAGAGGTCTTGCAGTAGAGTTTGATGTACCAATTATGAGTGCAACTCAAACTACAAGAAGTGGTTATGGTTCAACTGATATTGGTCTTGAAGATACTTCAGAATCTTTTGGTTTACCTGCAACTGCAGATATGATGTTTGCACTAATATCTTCAGAAGAATTAGAAGAGTTAGACCAAATGGTAGTCAAACAATTAAAGAATAGATACAATGACCCAACAGTCTTCAAAAGATTCGTCATTGGTATCGATAGAAGTCGTATGAAGTTATACGATTGTGAACAAGATGCACAGGAAGAATTAGTAGATAGTGATACAAATATCAGTGATGATGTACCAGTATTTGATAGAACCCGAGGTGCAGAAAAATACCAGGATTTCAATGTTTGATGATAAATTAATACAGAAACAATACGAAGAGTATAAAGAAAACTATGTAGAACCTGATGCACTAGGCAGGTCTATGATGAGAGATAGAATTACAGAAGACTTATCTTTTGTATCTCAAATGACAGTAGAAGAATACACTTTATACTTGAAGTATCAGGAGATACACCGTAAATATCCTACACATGAGATAGGAACTTTATTCGGTTCAGAGAAACAATTCGTAAATGAGAAACATGTAAAACTTATTAACGAAGTGAAGAGTAATATATGGATGCCTAATTCATATGAAGACTTTGAAAAACTAGAACCAGAATTGATATACACCTCAAAAGAAGGAGACGATAACTTCTCTGCAGGTTCATGGTCAGAAATCTGGAATTGTATCAGAACATTTACATCTACAATGAAGAACTCTTCCAACATCGGTAGAAATCTACACTATGTTGTCAGAGATAAACCAACAGGAAAATATCTAGGAGTTATCTGTATCACAGGTGATTTCATTGACTTGACTCCTCGTGATAATCATATCGGTTGGGAAAGAGATTTCAAAACCAACAGTGGTATTTTAAATCATTCATGTATTGGTTCTACAATTGTACCATTACAACCACTAGGGTATAACTATACAGGTGGAAAACTACTTGCACTTCTATGTCTATCAGATGATATACAGAAACAGTGGGAAGAAAGCTATGGTAATAAACTAGTCAGTGTCACAACTACATCTTTGTATGGTAAATCCAAGACAGGTGGTTTATCACAATACGATAGACTTAAACATTGGAAGAAATGTGGATACTCAAATGGTTCTATGACATACGAATTGACCAAAGACACCGAACGCGAGATGCTGAAGTATGGAGAAAAGAACTACAACGATAGATTCTTCTCACTCTATGTGGCAACACGAGAGAATGGTCAACCTTGGAAAAGAGACCATAGAAATAGATTCAGAAGTTTTCTATTCCCTAAACTAGAAATACCTAAGAACATTATTCGTTCAGACCACCAAAGAGGTATCTATTGGTCTGCCTTGTATGATAACTCTAAAGAGTTTCTAAGAGGTGAGATTAAAGAAGACCAACTAGTTCGTTCACAAGACTTCTCTACAGAGGGTCTTACTACTCTATGGAAAGATAAGTATGCAAGGAAACGAATCACCAATCTAGTTAAAAATGATAGAACAAACCTCGATGAGACCTTGTTTTATGATGATATTGCATTCATGTCATGGGAGGAAACCAAGGCAAAATATCTGCCACAAGTAGGTAGATAAGCGTTGCCAATGCGCTAACTTTTATTGTATACTATGTATATAATGACAAAACAAAGGAGTTAGTATGAGTTTAGATAGAATCAAAGATGGAACTGCAAGGTGGTATGTGGTCAACACACAAAACCTTGAAGAGTATGGAACAAACTTCCATAAGTTTAAGGGTGGTTCTGAGTATGTGGTTAACTTCCATGTAGATAAACTTGTCTTTGAAGAAGATGCATATGGTGAAGGTGAACACTCTTATTATGAGTCTCCTTCTCTTACTGAAGCATCAGTCGCTGCTTTGGTCATGCAACATGTTAACAGGTATAATGGTCTAAGAGGGTCATTTGATTATATCACTAGCATCGAAGTCATTGACTCCCCTTTTAACACACCTGACCATCCAACTTGGAGAGGTACGAAAGACGACCTTGT